AAGTTCTGCCGCACACAAAGAAACAGCTGGTAGAATAGATATGAATAGTGGAAGTGCAGTAGCAGCAACGGCTAGTGCGGCACCTGCTGTAACTAGAGTGCCACAAGGCGGTACTTGGACAGGAGCTGAAAATAAAAATCCTGCAGAACACACACCTGAAAAAACAAACAACGATCCTGAAGCAATTGCTGCAGGAACAGCAAATGCATCTAGTGACGACAAAGCAAAAGATAAAGCAAATGACGATACTTTTGCAAAATGTCCACCAGAGGAAAAATCAGAAGCAACTAAAACACAAGAGGAAAGACAAGCAACTACAGAAAATACAGCTGCAAGTGATGATGCTACACTAACAAGCGATCTTGATGCATTTGGCGGACCCGGAGAAAATATTAACACAAGCAATCTTGAAAATGCAAATGCCGAACCCGGACTTGATGCATTTGGTGGAGCAGGTAGAGAAATAAAAGGAACAGCAACACTCACTGATTCAGAAGGACCATTCTAACAAGGTAAATACGTTATGAGCACAATAGAAAAAAAGTTATACAAAGAGATTACTGTAAAGTCTAACAAAAGACCCGATTATGGAGTTGGTGAAAAAACATACCGCGGGTTTTCTACAGTAAATCCAGATAGTATAGGCTATCAGCTCTACGATATACAAATAATTAAACAAGATATAATCAATCATTTTCATATACGTCAAGGCGAATTACTTAGTAATCCTAATTTTGGAACAATAATTTGGGATATATTATATGAACCATTAACTGAAAGATTAAAGGAAGTTATTGCAGAAAATGTAACTACAATTATCAATTACGATCCACGTGTAAGTGTTGTATCAGTGTCAATAGACCAGTACGAAAGCGGTATACAAATTGACGCAACTCTGTCATTTTTACCTTATAATATTTCTGAAAATATGAAGCTAACATTTGACCAAAATAACGGATTGTTAGCTAGATAATTATATACGTAGTTTATCATTTTCAATAAATACTGTATAATTAAAGGAAAGAAATATTATGTCAACAACCGACAGACAAAATAGATTATTAGTAGCAGAAGATTGGAAGAGAATCTACCAAAGCTACAGAAATGCAGATTTTAAATCATACGATTTCGACAATTTACGTCGAACAATGATTAACTATATACGTCAAAATTATCCAGAAGATTTTAACGATTACATTGAAAGTTCAGAGTACCTTGCACTTATTGATCTTATTGCTTTCCTAGGTCAAAATATTGCATTCCGTACAGATCTTAATGCTAGAGAAAACTTTTTAGAACTTGCAGAACGTAGAGAGTCGGTACTACGTTTAGCTCGTTTACTTTCTTATAACCCAAAACGAAACCAATCAGCAAATGGTCTACTTAAAATTGAAAGTGTACAAACGTCTGAAGATGTAAGAGATTCAAACAATTTAAATTTATCTAATCAAACAGTAGTATGGAATGACCCAAGTAATCCCGACTGGAATGAACAATTTACAAAAGTATTAAATTCAGCATTACCAGTAAACAGTAATGTTGGCCGTCCAGTACAAAAAGCTACTATTGCAGGCGTGCCTACAGAACAGTATAGGCTTAATAGTGCAAACGAAGATTTACCAGTTTACGGATTTAATAAAACAATCAGTGGATCTACTAGTAGATTTGAAATTGTAAGTACAGATATTGACAACGGTGAAGTTAAAGAAGAAGCACCGTTTCCAGGAAATAACTTTGCGTTTATACACAAAGATGACGGCAAAGGACCTGCTAGTTCCAACACAGGTTATTTTTGTCATTTTAGACAAGGTACAATGGACAATGGCACTTTTAATATTTCTACTCCAAGTACTAATCAAGTAGTTGCAATTGATGCAACAAACGTAAATGATACTGATGTATGGCTTTATAAAACTGACAATTTTGGATTAGAACAAGAATTATGGACAAAGGTTGCAGCAGTTGAAGGCAATAATATAATTTATAATAGTTTAAGTAAAAGTATTAGAAATATCTATAGTGTTCTTACTAGAGCAAATGATAGAATAAGCATGATATTTTCAGATGGTACTTTTGGTAGTTTGCCACAAGGTAATTTTAAAGTTTACTATCGAACAAGTAAAAATAGAAGAATTGTAATTGACCCGAGTGATATGAAGGGTGTAAGTATTAAGGTTCCGTATATTAGTAGAACAGGAAAATCTGAACAAATTACTATGGTGTTCTCGTTAAAGTATACAGTTGACAATGCTAGTGTAAGTGAATCAAATGCAAGTATAAAACGAAATGCTCCTGCAACTTATTATACTCAAAACAGAATGATTACAGCAGAAGACTATCAAATAGCTCCCCTTAGTATAAGTCAAGAAATTATAAAAGTTAAAAGTGTTAATAGAACATCGAGTGGAATTAGTAGGTACTTAGATCTTGTTGATGCAACAGGAAAATATTCTAAAACAAATTTGTTTGGAGTTGATGGGATAGTAACTAAAGAATTTATATCTCCTAAACAAACATTTAGTTTTATTACAAAAACTGATATTGAAGGAGCAATAGCAAATATTATTGAGCCTATTTTATCAGATAAAAAAGTAAAAAATTATTATTATAATAGTTTTCCAAAAACATTAGTAGGAGATCTTGGAGTTATATGGAATAGTCAAACTACTGCTACTAACCAAAACACAGGATACTTTACAAATGTTAGTAATGTAAAACTACAATTAGGAACATTTACAGCAAGTACATTAAAATTATTAAAGCCAGGCACATTAATTAAGTTTGAACCGCCAGCAGGTAAGCATTATATGCTAGAAAACGATAACAAATTAATGAATGGTGCTGCAGATCACTTAGGATCTGCATCATATAAGTGGACTAAAATTGTTAGTGTAGCAGGCGATGGAACTACAAATAATGCAGACGGAACCGGACCAGTAATGTTAAATGATAATATTCCTCAAGGTTCTAAAATAATACAAATTATACCTAGACTTGCAACTGAGTTACAACAATCAGTACAAGCACAAATAATTGACCAAACATTTGCATACAATACTTTTGGACTAAGATTTGACACAAATCTTGGAGAGTGGAGATTAATTACCACAAACAACTTAAATGTAAACAGTCCGTTTAGTATTGGTAAAACTGGTGATGCAACAAATCAACAACTTGATGCTAGTTGGTTACTATTATTTGAAACTAACGGCGAAACATATACTATTACATATCGTGCTAGTAGATACGTGTTTGAGAGTGCAGAAGAAATAAGATTTTATTTTGATAGCTCAGATAAAATTTATAATAATAGAACTGGAAAAATTATTAAAGATAAAATTTCAGTACTTAATATTAATAATAAACCAGACAGTCCTTTACCTTTTACTCAAGATTATGATTGGGAAATTGTTGAAGAATATAGAGATGCTGAAGGATACGTTGATAGTAGTAAAATACAAGTAAGTTTCTTTGATGAAGATGACGACGGCGTTGTAGACGATCCAGACTTGTTTGATAGAATTGTAGATGAAACAATAAACCCTAAGACAAAATATGTATTCTTGAAAAAAACTACAACACTAGATGGTGTTGAAGAATACTATTATATTTCTACTAACAAACCTACAGCAGATGGGTTGTATACCTTTACTGACGGAACAGGTAGTATAAAAGTTAAAACAGAAGTTGGTGCATTAGGTAGTACATCAAGTGAAGATGATGGACAGATATTCTATTTTATAAAAGAAGATGTATTTAAAGTTTTAAGTAAAACTACAGGAAATACAGTTGTATCCCAAGATTATAAAGCTAAACTTGGCAGAGATAAACTTAAATTCCATTATGTGCATGCTGCTGACGAAAGCACACGTATTGATCCTAGTGTAAGTAATATTATTGATACCTACATGCTTACAAAATCTTACGACAATGATTACCGTTTGTATTTAGAAGGAACTACATCAGTAAAACCATTAACACCAAGCTCAGATCAACTATATTTAAATTACGGTCAAAAATTGAATACTATTAAGTCAATTAGTGACGAAATAATATATCATCCAGTTAAGTATAAAATACTATTTGGAGAAAAGGCTGATACTGATTTGCAAGCTACATTTAAAATTGTAAAAAATCCAGAACAAG